GATGATTGACATCGGCGAGGTGTCATCTGCTCAGAGATCTTTATTGGGTGTTGGCCTCGGGGCAATAGGCAACGTAAGTGGGACCCATCAGTCTATGATGGATTTGGCCCACGCGTGTCTAAAGCAACTGACAGACGGGATGATCTGTCAAGACGCTGAGAAGGTCGGGGGGCCTCATTCCGTCGAGACCATGGGCTATCTAATGGGAGCGCATCGCCACCTGGCTTTCGCTGGCGCTCACTGTGAGGGGACCAATCCCTCCGGAGCGAACGGTCAGGCGGGCAAAGGGCGCCCGATGAGCGGTGAAACATCCGACAAGGCAGCTCAGGTTGAAGAGCTTGCCAAAGCGCTGACTGTCGAACGTACCGAAAAAATGGCGTTGGGCAAGGCATTTAATGAGATTATGCCAATGCTGCAGCGCCTTACAGAGCGCGTTGATGAGATAGCGCGCACGCCACTGCCGCCGCTAACAATCGCTAAGGGAACTGTCTCAGTCTCGAAGCAGCAGGATCAAAGTAACGGTGGCGAGGAGCTGCAGCTCTCGCCTGAAACGATTGCTTCCGCTCTCGCGAAAATGAGCAAGGAAGAACAGACCTTGACCCTGATAAAGGCCAGCTACGCGAATCCAATTCGAATGCACGGTCCTGCCGCGGACGATTGATGAAAGCAGGCCAGATGTCCTCTGGCTTTCCCGGAGGGAGACCGTGAGTGTTAGCCCAATACTGCTATCAGGCAGTGCTCCGAGACGTGTAATCGCGCCCGATGAAATGCGTACTAAGTGCAGCTAGCGGCTACCAGATTTGCTGCTTCGATCAATAACGTGCGGCCACGTGAGACCTCCGCGCAGACACTATTCGGCCGCAAGGCCAATCGCCGGGGCCCAACGCCATTTTGGGTCCTTATTACCCCCCATTCCGGGAGGAAGGTTTAATGAACTCGATTACTCAAGAATCGCTGGATCTTATCAAAGGGGCTCTGGCTACGCCAGATTATACCCTAGCCAAGTCTATCTCGACCGGGACGGGCCTGCTAGCGTATGACCTCCAGGCGCCCGCAAAGAACCTCTACCCCCTTGTCACTCCTATCAGAAACATCATCCCACGTGTCGGCGGAGGAGTGGGCACAGCCACAAACTGGCGCCAGGTTAATGCTATCATTGGCTCCGGGTTCGACTCCATGGGGTGGGTGCCTGAAGGGCAGCGTTCAGGCCAAATGTCGTATTCTACTTCAACAAAGACGTCGACATTTGTGACGATCGGCGAAGAGGACGCAGCAACCTTCGAAGCGATATCCGCTGGGCGTACGTTTGAAGATGTCCAAGCAATGATGGCTTTCCGTCTTCTGCAAAAGATGATGCTCAAGGAGGAAATGGCGATCCTCGCCGGCAACGCATCCTTGACCCTCGGGACACCGTCAGCTCCGACACTGTCGGCCTCCGGCTCTGGCGCGACCCTTCAGGCTGCGACATACTTTGTCAAAGTCGTCGCGCTGACCCTCGAAGGCTACCAGAATTCCAGCGTCCTAGGTGGCGTCGCCACCTCAAAGACTGTCACCGGAGCCGACGGTAAAAACTTCACCCTAATGGGGGGATCGTCGAACATCAGCGCCGAGGCGAGTCAAGCAGTGACACTCGGTCAGACCTTATTCTGCACAGTCACCCCGATACAGGGAGCGGTTGCCTACGCCTGGTTTGTATCGACCGCGAGCGGTACCGAGACGCTGCAAGCGATCACGACGATAAACGGCGTTGCCATTGGAGCGCCGCTCAGCACCGGCAATCAGGCGCAAAGTGCAATTACCGCGGATAACTCCGCTAACCCGACTTACGCTTATGACGGGTTGTTGACAACCGCGCTCAAGGCGGGATCGAACGCTTACGTCAATATCATGCCGACGGGAACAGCGGGGACCGGGACGCCGCTGACCGCATCCGGCCGTGGCTCGGTTGTTGAAATCGACATGATGTTCCAAAAGATGTGGGATAACTTTCAGCTATCTCCAACGGTCCTTTATGTAAATTCTCAGGAACTTAAAAACATAACGACAAAAGTTTTGTCAAATGCATCCGGTCCGCTGTTGAAGTATGACACGCCAGCAGACGGGAGCTCCGGTGAATATCAGCTAACCGCCTCTGGGGTTGTTCAATATTACTATAACCCGTTCGCAATAAACGGGGGTCTTCGAATTCCGATCCGGATTCACCCGCGAGTGCCGCCGGGCACGATTCTCGGCTGGGCCGAAAATCTGCCTATCCAGTACCAGTCGAACGAAGTGCCGAACGTTGCCGAGGTCAAGACTCGGCAAGACTACTACCAGATCGACTGGCCGATCGTCACCCGCCAGCGTCAGGTCGGCGTCTACGCCGAAGAGGTCTTGGCCGTATATGCGCCATTTGCAATGGGCGTGATCTGTAACATCGCAAACGGTTGAGGACGGTGTCCGACCTCTCGGAACTTTCGCCGGAAGCAGGACCGACTGAGACCCCCGGGTCTACCCCGGGGGTCGCACTTCCGACCGAACGTATATTGCTGCGCGCCGCCTTTGGGCAGGATGAGGCCAATTACGATACGGTATGCTATCCGGTCGACGCTGACGGGCTGGTGCGGATCCCACGCACGGCTGCCGATCCATTGATCGAGAGAGGAGGGTTTGCCGTGCTTAAGATGATCGCCAACCCAACCTCGGCCGGCAATATCAAGCTGCACCACGACAGTGCCGCGGGATGTTCGTATGGCGGTTGCCGATATCTCTGCGACGAAAACGGTGAGGTGGTGGTACCGGCCGAAGCTGTTGAAGAGCTTTCGGCTCATGGTTTTGCGCCGGTACTCTTTACAGTCGTGACAACACCGGCGGGTCAAGCCTTTACCCGGCGGTCCCTAAAGGGTTGATCCAGTGGCCTTCGGCGACCTCACAACGCTATCCGATGTAAAGGGATGGCTGCAAAACGGACAGAGCTCTTTTCCGACAACCGACGATGCCCTGCTTTCTCGTCTCATAACCGCGGCTAGTCAATATCTCCAGACGTGGCTGAATCGACAAATCCCGTTGGCTGACTACATCGAGGTCCGAGATGGTACCGGAGGCCACCGGCTCCAATTCGCTTGTTTTCCGGTTGTGACCGTACAGTCGCTAACGGTCGACGGGCAGACGATCCCTCAAGCAGGCTCGAGCTGCTCGGCGGGTTACAGCTTCAGTACGAGCCAGCTGTCAGTCCGCGGCTATAGGTTCTGTCGCGGTGCTCAAAATGTCGTCATTGCGTACACTGCGGGATATGCAATCACTCCGCCCGATATCGCGCAGGCGTGCATCGACCTGGTTGCACTCCGCTACCGCGAGCGCAGCCGTATCGGCGAGGTCTCTAAATCCTTAGGCGGCGTTGAGACAGTGAGTTATTCACAAAAGGATTTTAGCGACCCGATAAAGACGCTGCTGCAACAATACCGACTAATGAGCCCGATCGTTGCCATTCGGCCAATGGTGGCGTCGACCGATGTCGACCCGGCGTTTGTTTCGGGTGTTCTATGATCACAGCCCATCTCATCGGTGTCGAGGAAGTCTTGTCATGGTTGCGAGCCACACCGGAGACAATTAATACCGGTCTCGCGCGCGCAATCACCAGGTTGGGGATCGACCTCCAGCGCAATATTCAGGAGAATGAGATCACTGGCCGACCGCTTAACGGTCGCTTTGGCTTACTCAACTCGAATGTCGATCTAAGTATCGATCAGACTGCCGATGGAGTGGCAGCTACAGTCTTCAGAGATAGCGGGTCACGTACCGGGGAACAAGGGTTCACTGGTAGGAGCGGCCTCAAAGACAACCTACGGCACATTAAGAAAGCGTTCGAGCGCCCACCTCTCGGGAGGATTGTTACTGCGCAGGCACGCAATCGTCGGGCTGCTTTGCCCGACAGCTCTTTCCTGCGCTCGGCACTAGAAGAGATGACACCGTCCATTCGCGACGAGGTGGAGGCGGCCTTGAGTGAGGCTGTAAAAGGATGACGTTAACACACCTGCCCTGCTGCCGAAGCCATCCGAAGCCTCTCGGTTCGCTGTCACCTATGGCGTAACGCAAGATCCTAATGAGCGCACCTGAAATCCGGTATCGTGGATCGACAATGATAACCCGAGAGACCATCTACGCCGCATTATGGGAGCTTGGCTCTAATGCCGCAAGGTTCGCCACCACAAACCGGCGTTTACGCCACTGGGGGGATGTGGCTCCGGCCGAACAGCCGGCATTGTACATGAGCGAAAAGGGAGGTCGCGCGGCAGTAAAGAAGCTCGGTGCTCCGATCGTGTGGACCCTCTATGCAGAGTTTTTTCTGTATGCTCATTCGAGCGACCCGTTCACAACCCCGGGAACAATTATAAACCCACTGCTCGATGCTCTTGAAACCGCGCTGGCGCCGTCACCGACTACAGGGATTCAGAATCTGGGGCTGCCTGAGATGGTTCAGCACGCCTATATCGCCGGGAAGGTTGAGACCGACGAAGGAGTACTCGGCAATCAGGCCATTGCCATTGTGCCGGTCGAAATTCTGTGCGTCTGAGAGCATTGAAGTGTGTCACCGGGTCACTTGCCTCTACGTACTGCAGCGAGATGTGCCGGATCTGCTAGGTCGGGAGCCCATACTGAGTGCTGATTTGAAGGAAAGGACTATGTCCGAGGATGATCTCGGCGTATTCGATATAGCCGCGCCAGAATGGATTGAGCAGCTGATCGAACGATAGTGGGTTGACCTCCCCGGCTCTGCAGTCGCGCGCGACACACGGGCCCGGAATATCGCCCATGGGCCAAAGAGGCGTTAAAGCGGCTCTTGAAAGGGAGTATTTGACATGCAATTGAGCTTCGGGTCTGGCGCAATATGGGGCGAGCGCACTGATGCGACGGGCTCGGGTATCGGTCCGCGCCAGTTCGGCGTCTTGCAAGAAATACAAATAGACTTTGATTGGAGCGATAAGGAGCTTTACGGTCAACGGCAATTTCCCATTGCGATCGCGCGTGGGCAAGGAAAAATTACGGGTAAAGCTAAATTCGCCCAGATCCTTGGGCTACTATATTCCGATATCTTCTTCGGACTGACACCTGCTACCGGGCAATTCGCGGTCGCGCAACTTGAAGCCACTACGGTTTCTGCGACAACGCCTTATACCGTCGTCCCCGCTAATGCAGCTAACTACAACGACGATCTTGGGGTCGTGTATGCTAGTAATGGCAGGCGCTTTAATCGGGTAACGACACCTTCCCAAGCTGGTCAGTACTCGGTCAATTTCTCGAACGGCGTTTACACCTTCGCCGCAGCCGATGCCGCAGCTGCAGTGTTAATATCATATACTTACAACCTTCCAGCAACCGGTAGCACGCTGACGCTTACGAATCAACTGATGGGCGTGACTCCAAAGTTTAAGGCGACTTTCTATACGTCTTATAACGGCAGTGGTACTGCCTTGCGCCTTAACGCCTGCACCGCCAATAAATTATCGCTGCCAACGAAGCTCGACACGTGGACGATCAGCGAGCTTGATTTCACAGCCTTTGCCGATGCCTCGGGTACGATCGGCTACCTGAGTACGGTGGAATGATGATCCCCGGTGTGGTTGTTGCGATGGGCGGCCGCGATTGGCTGGTCCCACCTCTGACCCTTGGTGAGCTGCGGCGGCTGATGCCAAAGGTTCGCCAACTGACCGAGATCGGTGCGTCAATGGGCGAAGCGCAGATCGCGGTGCTGGTCGAGATCGTTACAGCAGCGCTGCAGCGCAACTACCCCGATGTGACACTCGAGCAGGTGGAGAATTTGCTCGATCTCGGTAATGCTGCTTCCGTTCTGAACGCTGTGCTTACCGGGTCGGGTTTAAAAGTAAGCGAGACCTCTATGGGGGAAGCGCGTGCCCCCGAGACCCAGCCGGGGGCAAGCACGGCGAAGCTGGGATCACACACGAACACGACCCTACGGCCGGGAACGCCTGGACAGAGATTTACGGGCTCCTCGCCACAGTATGTGGCTACAGTTACCCAGTCATAGATGAAATGACCCTTCTTCAGGTCGAAGAGCTGATGTCCTACTGGGCGCAGCATCCGCCGCTGCACTTGCTGGTCGCGGCCTATATTGGCGTTGAAAGACGCAAGCAGTCATCGAAGCCGCCGGCATTCGCGGGGCAAAAGCGAGAACCGAGCTCGGATGGGGGGCCGATGCTCGCTCAGCTCGGGCCTGGCTTCAATACCGGAGATGTCCATGCTGGCCTCCCGCCGGTGGTGCTTGATTTCTCCGAGCTATGCCGCCGAGGCCAGGCTTCGGGCTAAAGTACTCAAAGGGAGCCGAGCAGTCTGCGAAACGCGGCGCAGAGGCTTTTCATCGAGGTGTTATCATGGCCGATATTGAAACCAGCGTTGTCATTAGCGCTCAGATCGATGGCCTTCGATCTGGAATGGAGGCTGCGTCAAATTCGGTCCAAACAGCGACCGATGCGATGCGTACGCAACTTGCCGGGCTCGGTGATATCGCCCAGCAGGTGCAATCGCAGCTCAGTGCGGCAACGGGACAGATCGGATCCAGCGTTGGCGTGCTGCAGGCGAAAGCGGCAGGTCTTGCAGGGCCAGTATCGGGGGGCATCATGCTCTCGGGGGACTCCGGTTATGGCAGCCCCGGTGGCTTTGGGCAGACTAGTCCTGACCTCAGCAGTGGAAGAGACGCGTCGGTTAACGAGAAACTATGGGATCAACAGCTGCTCGCTTACCAGAAGTTCCAGAACGACAAGCAGAAGCTCGACTTTCAGGCGGTGCAGGCCAGCCAAAGAACATGGCAGAGTTTGATGGAGCCTATTCAGCGGGCTTTCGATAAGTCGATAACCGGCATGATATTGGGGACGACGACATTGCAAAAGGCAGTGGCGAATATAGCACAATCTATAATCGCGGAGTTCGTCAACCTCGGCGCCAAGATGGTAACCAACTGGATCGCCAGTGAGCTCTCTATGACAACCGTGCAGATTCCGACGAAGTCGCCCGCTGATTCCGAGATGATGTCGCCCGGCGATCCG